CTTTCTTCTCTTGCAGAAGTTGTGGCTTAAACTCTTTTAGTTCATTACCAATTTCAATCTTGCGTGGTTTTTTGGCTTCAGGAATTACATTCTCTAAACCAACACGCAAAATTCCATCTTTAAATTCGGCACCTTTTACTTCAACGGTGTCAGCAATCGTCAATTGCTTTGTAAAAGACCTTGTACCAATACCTCTATGTAAATATTGAAGATTGGCCTGACCTTCTTGTTTATCACCTTTGATTGTAAGAGTACCATCTTGTGTTGTGATTTCAATTTCATTTTTACTGAAACCAGCAACAGCAAGCTCAACGACATAATGTGTATCGTCTAGCTTAATGATGTTGTGTGGTGGGAAAGATGGGTTTGTTTTTGACACATCCATATCCAAAAGTTTCTCAACATCACGAAAGAAATTCTCAAAACCCAAAGTTGTATGAGCCAAAGGCCCAAATGAAATACGACTAACCATTTTTATCTCCTATTAAGCGAGTTAATCAAAATTGCGGCCCATTAGGCGCCGCACCATTATTTATTTAAGAATTAGTAATCGTTTGGACGCTTTCCAATATTATATTTGGCAATTAAATTCCAATCGTCCTTTTCCTTAAATGAAATAATCTTTATCTGGTGTAAAGGCGCAATATTACCTTCAATAAGTTTGCGATTTAAAACCTTTACAAGACCCCATTCTTCTAACAAATTAGCGATTGCATTTCTTCTTTGTATATCATTCTCTGATAGGTTAGACGGCTTACCATCTAACGCAAATAATTCTTTAAAATGAACTATGTAATACTTACCTTGCTTATGTAAGATGTGGCAAGATTGATACAATACTTTTTCTTTACGAGAGGAAACACCAATGCGAGTAAGTGTTTCTCTTACTTTCAAAAAATCATCTTGTTCATTAAGTGAGACCTCAACGAACTGCGTCAAATCAACCATTTTACTTCCTTAATCCACCGGTATCGGTTTGTTCTTTTAATTGTTGGATCTGGTCTTTGCTTAGTAGTCGGAGTGCCTCACGGGCTTTTGAATCGGAGAAGCCATAGATTTGTTTTATACATTTCAAATCGTCACTTTTCTCAGCCTTAACCCACTTTGCAAATGGCCTCTTTTGAGACCTGATTGTATTTAGTAAAAAATCGTTTTGTAACTTCTTCTCCACGAAATGTCTGCGGTTCATCTCATTTGCAAACAATACGCAGTCCTTATGATAGGATAGCGAACGATTGATAATGAAGGGGTTGTATTCTTTTTCTGTTAGGTCGTCAACAATTAATTGTTTTTTACCTTGTAAAATTTCTTTGACAAAATCAAATGGGTTCATACAAACTCACAAGATACCATTAGTTCTGTAAGGCAAGCAACTGTATTGATTTCTTGGTCAGCAACAAACGCAGCCTTGTATTGATAATCTGCAAGGATGATGACCGCCTGTGGAATAGATTGAGGTTTTAATGTGTCGTAAAGTGTATCATATAGTTTACGAAACAAGGTGGTATTGTCTATTTCGTGTGACGCAACCCATTTACGAATTGCACCAAAATCTTTTGCAACAATGTTTTTAGCAAGCTCATCAATAGATACATCAGCAATTTGTGTAAGAATACCTGTATCAATCTTACCAAACTGTGAGTATCGCTGAAGTTCATTCAACACACGGCGAAAATCTGGGAAATGTTTTTTGATTAACTCAGCAAGAACCTTATCATCAGCATCAACGGATTCACTTTGCAAAATTGATTGAATTCGTTTGAAGAACGCTGCAGCCATCTTGGCCTTCTCGCCATTCTTGAGGCCAAAATCAATGACTGCACAACGGCTGTGAAGCGGGTCTATAATGCGATTTTTGTAATTGCAAGTAAAAATGAAAGAACAATTACTTGCAAACTCTTCTATCGCATTACGAAGAGCTGGTTGAGTTGAGTTTGGGTTTAGATAATCTGCTTCGTCAATGATGATGACTTTTCGGCCACCTGAAAGCGACATTGAAGAAGCATAGTTCTTAATTTTAATTCTAAAAGTATCAATGCCACTTTCATCAGAACCATTGATTACCATGAAGTCGCAACCGATTTCGTTGCACATCGCTTTCGCTATCGTAGTTTTGCCAACACCGGCGCCGCCACTTAGCAAGAGATTCGGAATCTCTTTTTGATTCACATACTCCTGAAACGGCTTTTTCAGACGGTCTGGAAGAATACAATCTTCTACTGTCTGTGGCCGATACTTCTCTGTCCATAACAAATGTTCCATGGGAACCTTTCACATATATCATAATTTAGTCACGCTCATTCAAACGAGCAACAACAGTAGCCATATCTTCTTTTACTTCCCAAGAACCTACGGAACCAGCAAAAAGAATTGTAACAATCTTTTCTTTATTGCCTTCAGCTGTTGCAACAGTTGATTTTCTTTCATACACATTTACAATGTGGTCAGGATTGATGGCGATAGATTCATCAACATGACCTTCTACTGCATTGGTAAAATATTTAAATGCCATATTAAGCTACCTTTTCAAATTTAGAACCTTGCTCAGTTGTAATCCAATACTGAAGTGGCAGATTCTTGTTTTTAAAATGTGAAATGCCTTTTGAAGAGATAGACACTTCATAAGTTCCAGCCAAAACTTTTGTAATGTTTTCTGTTTTGAAAACCATTCTATATTTGTTACCATCACCATCAGCAATTTCAAGTGCATCGGTGTGAGCAGAATCATTTTGCAGGTCAAGTGTAACAATGCTGACCTTTTTACCATCAGATTCAATTGCAACCTGTGGTGATGCAAGGACGCCAGCAGCTCGCATGACCCACTCAAAATCTTCTGCTGTTAAATTGAATTTGATTTCTGCATCAGGCATTGTCAACGATTTCTCAGGTGGTGTGACAATCATATTTGCAGGAGTAAAACGATACTTGATTTTGGAACGACCTTTGTTACCAACGATGGTAACTTGTTTGTCATCAAATTCAAATGACGGGTCATCTTTGTGTAGTGAAATGACCGACAAGAAATTGTTCAGGTCATAGATACCAAACTCAGCAGGAATATCTTCTTTGATATCAACTTCAGCAAGAATGTTCTTGTGTGAAGATACTGTCTTTAGAGTTTTACCTTTTTTGAACAGAATACCTTGGTTGATTGCACCAAAGTTTTTAAGAACCGAAATGGTTTCGTTTGATAATTTCATTTATACCTCTCATAATTAAGATTTATCAACAGAATATATTATATCATGTTCGTATAGAAACATGAGGCAACACATAGCATGAGCAAGATGGTGCTTACCAGATTCGGGGTCTAGTTGTTCACCTTCTTTCCATGCCCATAAATGCCGATTCAAAGCATCAAAGTAACGGCGTTTAGCATCTGGTACATATTGCCAATTGTCACGCTCATATTTCTGAGCACCAAATGTTAAAATTTCTACCGTTGCTTTAAGCGCTTGTGGCGGAAGCAAACCATATTCTAATTTACCACCATCAAATTTTCTTCCAATTTCCGACATTACAGACGACCTGTATATTGTGCAACAGCTGGCATATTACCAGTAAATGCGTAAGTACCAATATGTTGTGTTTTCATCCAAGGGCACAAAAAGATTTGGCCACCAATTTTACGCCACATTTGACAGAACATATAATCTTCACTTAGGTAACGGTCAGAACCGCCGCCTGTGATAGAATCTTTTGTGTCAATTACTGTATCAAAGAAAGCATGAATATACCGTGAACCATCAAAGTTAGCTTGGCCAACATGGTCAGGTTTGTAGTGAATCATTGGATAAGCATCTTTCATCTTATCAAATACATGGCGTTTGACCATCATAAAACCTGTACCAATCTCAAGCACTTCTAATGGGTCTGTAACTTGAAATGATGATGTGCCTTTTACAACATTGAAAACATATTCACCAACAAGAGTTTCTAATTCTTTTGGCGCAAGGTTTGGATGATTTCGTGCTGCTTGAGCTACATTGTTCCAGTTGATTGATTTCTTAGGATATGGGCCGCCAATTACATCTTTATCTAATGCAAGACAAGCAATTACATCTTGAGGATTGTAATGAATGTCGCTATCAATAAAAAGTAAATGGGTAAAACCTTCAGCACGGAGAAACTCATCAACAAGATAATTGCGAGCCCGTGTGATAAGTGATTCGTTGAAGAGAAAGGAGAACTTTGTTTCTACACCATATTTGGACATGGTGGTCTGTAAATCTAGGCATGATTTAATGTATAACCCATGGGCCATGCCGCCATACATGGGTGTTGCCACAAACAGCTTATTTTTTTTCAAATCTTCTAATTTAACTTGTATTTCCATGACAACTCCATAAACGAAAAAGAGGAAGTAACACCTATATGTATCACTTCCTCTTGACTTTTCCTAAACTATTTTAGGCAAAAGCACGCTCACCTTGAGCACGAATTGCGGCAATGCCTTCAGCGACCATGCGCTTTGTCGGGCTGCCAAGGCGATAAAAGGCAACTTTGTCACCATTTGCATTGACACGAGTGTTCAGGTAAATTGCATGACCTTCGTTGCGCAGCTCATTGATGGTTGCGGAAGGATTAGCGATACCAAAAACAGATTGCATTTTGGTGGCGGTAAGGGTGTTATACTCGCTGTCTTTGGACAGATAGGCGAGAACACGGGCTTTAGCGGATTTGCTCATTACAAATAACTCCATAAATTGGTCTCACTAGGTAAAGATATTGAGTGGAGACCGTTCACTCAATAATAGTATTGTATCATAGGATGAACCACCCTGTCAAGCTATATTACGGCAAATATTACAAAAAAAGGCCTGTGTTGCCACAGGCCCAAGTGCCGAACTACAATTTTTAGAAAGGTGTTGTGTTATCAACTTCAGGCTTTGCTTCTTCTGCCACAGGTTCAGGTTGTGGTGCCAGAATTTCTTCGGCAGAAGCACCTGCATCAACTTTGGTATACAGGTCAACAAACGATGCCTTAGTGTCATCATCAAAGCGATTCAAACACAAAGTAATTGCCTTCATCTTGTCACCAAAGATGCCGTATGTTTCAACGATATGCACAAGGCGGCGAGTAGAAATCACTTCATCACAACCACCATCAGCAAATGTTTTACGAATTACATCAGCCCAAGTAACAAGTTTTTCGGCGAAATCATCGTCAGCTTTACCAACAGATGCCAATTCTTTCTCAATAATTTTACGCTCAGTTTTTACTGGCGGAAACTCCTGTTCCATCGTGGTACGAAAACGCTCAAGAAATGCTTCGTTAAGAACATTGGTGAACATATAGCGACCGTCATCTGAACCTTTACCTTTTGTGTTAGCAGTAGCAAACACGGTGAAGCCGGGTGCAGGTGAAATCAATTCGCCTTTCTTCTTCAGCATAAACGGCTTGCCTTCTAGCACCCGTTGCAAAGAGGAAAGATTCTGAGCACCATAATCAATCTCATCAATACACAGAACGGCACCTTGTCGTGCAGCAGTAGTCACAGGACCATCACGCCATTCCATATTACCATCAATCAACACATAGTTACCAAGCAAATCACTTTCATCGGTTTCAGGTGTCATTGATACGCAAACAAACTTGCGTTTTGCCTTAGCACAGGCTTGTTCAATTGACATGGTCTTACCGTTACCAGAATGACCAGAAATAAAAACAGGAAAGAACCGCATTGATGAAACAATTGACAATACATCTTCAAAGTTACCAAATGGCACATAATTTTTGTATGTGGTAGGCACCAGATTTGTTTCATCTAGGTCGGTCGTAACATTACTGATACGATGATTTGATTTTTCAACAGGTTTAGCCATAGGAATCACTTGTGCTTGTAGAGCAGGCATTGTATTTACATTGGCACCAGGCACAAGGTATTGACCACGACCAACTTTATTTGATTCTTCTTTAGTGAAGAATTGGGTTGATTTAAGACCTAGCTTGGTAGCAATAACTTTGATTTCAGATTTACTGATTGTTTGTTTGCCAGTAGCAACAAGGGCATCAACAAACTTTTGTTTCATTTCGGCACGACTAGACATTATGTAGAACTCCTATCAAAGAAAAATAATTATATCAAATAAACCACAATTTATGCGGCAATACCTTGGATAAACCGAGATACTAACACACGATTTACTGCCCGCTTTTTATTGTATTTGGCAAAGGCCGATGCCAATTTACGAGCAGAAAATTTGCCTTCTACTTCAATACCGTTTTCATCATCTGTGGTCAATTCTTCACCACCAGAAATAAGGAAGAAACTTTCATAACCAGGTGTTTTACTTACCACAAATTTTTCATCTTTAAACTCTTTCAATAATTTTTTGTAGTAATCGTTTGCAGCTTCATGGCCAATTTCTCCTTGAATATGCCAGAATGTTTTACCTTCACTATTGATATACCGATTTCTCATGGCGTGTTTTGCTTCACCACGACCAGCAACAATAAAGAAACCAAAAATACGAGCACCGGTTGCTTTGTTAAACCATTTCATAATGTTAACCGGTATGCTTTCATACCAACCGCCTTCATATGCATTAAGTTTGGCTTCAAATTTAATTTGACGGTCACGCATTACGAAAACACGATTGTTGTCATAATAGGATATAGTTTTGCTTTTCTCCATTAAATTGGTTTCACGATTTATTTTTTCACCGGTAGTCCAATAGTGATTCAAACCGTCAGCATCACCATCATGCACAATAACCAGGCTACAAATATCCAAATTATGATTGCGTTTAAAATCTTTCATAATCTCAGCACTTGCTACAATCGCCTGAACCATTGGTGTATTATTCAATTGTTCAGATTCAGGTCTTGGTGCCCAGCGATAATTGGTCTCTTTGTAAGAATTCATAAGCAGACACATATTTTTTAGTGCTGCGGTAAATTCAACATTTGACATTTTAGAATTAAGGTATTCACGCAAATGAACATTATCAAATCTCATTTCACCAACATTTTGCGAAAATGAAAGATGTTTGTCTGTATGCCCATATTCACCTTTAAACTCTCTTGTTGTTTCACCCCATTCAGTAGTTTTGTGACCAAGATCCATGCCACGAACATTTGGTGATTCTGTGAAACCATATACAGTAAATGGAATGTTCACTTTGCGGCAGAACATTGACAACACAAGAATCTGTTCAATAGAACCAGGCATATTCTTTGACATAGAACCCGAGCGGTCAAGTAACAATACAAGACCATGGCTCTTGCCTTTTGGCACCATCATCACTTTACGGAAAATGTTGTCATCAAATTTGTATGTTGACAGTTTATTGATATCAATATCACCGGTATCAGACAGTTTAGATTTACTAAAGGCCTTGGCAGCTTTACGCATTTCAAATTCTTTAGCAAGCAAACTTACATACCGCTCATTACGGCGTTTAAATTCATTGAGTAGTTCGGTGCCTTTGCCTGCTTCAATAACTTTCTCTCGCACAAACCTATCATATGATTTTGTCATCAACTCCTGCACTCGCTTGGCAGGTGTAATAATGTTTTGTAAATTTGGTTTAGGAATATCCACATAAACAAATTCTTTACACTTGTCATCTAGCAATTGTGTTTCATTACGGCGATAGTTTTCATCCGTTTCACAAGTAGGATCAAATTGGTCTTTATCGCCAGGGTGTGATTCTTTTTCATGTTGAATAGATTTGCCAGATTCCATTTCTGTATCTGATTTTTCTCCATCACTTCCTTGGCTGCGTTGTGATTGTGTTTCGCCTTCTTCAAATTCATCGTCATCGGCTTCACCTTCGCCGCTACCATTTACATCGTCTTGGTCATCGTCAAAGTCATCATCTTCACCTTCATAATCTTCTTCATCATATTCGCCAGCTTCATCTTCGGCCATTTGCTTCATCATTTCATCATAATACTGAAGCGCCATTTCATGCTGTTCATCTTTTGAGTAGGTGTAGATTTTATTAGTGATACGAATCACATCATCCCAAGTTTCAGCTGCCTGAACTTCTTTCACCAACAATTCTTCTTTAGCTGAGAACCGAATCCACATGGCAGTCCATTGTGACTTGCTAAAAAGATTCAGGCGGTCAATAAACGGCATTTCGTTTACATCACGACCTTTAATGCCAAAGAAATCACGCAG